GGACGGAGCACTGGGTTTTCTTTCCCAGTTTGGTGATGTAACCTTTGCATGCAAAGGCTTTGTCTCCAAGAAATGTTGTACAGTCCGTCAGTCCCTTAGGCTGACACCACTGTACTTCAAGGATAGAGGATAGTGTTCCTCAGCCCCTGCATGGATCATTGCTTCAACCAAGAAAGAGGGAAAGATACAGCAGAAAGTTCTTTCGAACTCCCACTGCCTTCTTCTGGAACAGGAACCCCGGACCAGAGAAATCTCTGGGGCGGGCCTTGAACCACTCTCCATCTCTTGGAAGAGATCAAGTCCAATGTCAGGTCACCTCAACCGCACCTTACTGAGCGAACGGTACTACCGTGGTCTCGAAGGCTGGATCTTATCGAAAAGATATTGGGTATCTATTAAAAGACCCTGTCTCTCCGAGCCGGGACAAATCCACTCCAAAGTGGGATCCCGGTGTTGGAGATCGAAGATCAAAAGCTAGAGACCCTTTTCTCTTGGATTTCTCAATAAGCCGGATCAGTTTTAAGGAGTCGTCCAACATAAGACGCCGTTTAACCGGTATCTTATAGAAGGTCAACTCTCTTATTAATTGATCTAGCTTATCAGCACGACCTACTAGGTCCTCAAATTCTAAAGAATCGAGGTCCACTAACTTAACAGAGTCCCGATATCGGGTCCCTGGAAAGAATAGATCGTGGAGATACTCCTTGGGAATCATACCGTGCACATTTCCTACTTCAACGATTGCACTCATCTCGTCAACGTGGTTCTTGAGTACTAACTCAATAGCACGATAACGATCGACGATGTAATCTTCGATGTATCCACGCGCAGCGGCCTGATTCAACGCTAGTAACCGGCCAAGGGCAACCCGATTAATTTTGGGTCTAGAAAGAGGTTTTCCACCTCAATACTGAGACACTCAATTCTCGAGAACCCCTATCCGAACATTAGCTATGATCCGCCCCCCAACCATTCGAAGTGGATTCTTAGGATCAACCAAGAATTCCGCCAACGTCTGGAAAGGGACCAATCCTCTATTCACTAAAATCCCTGCAAAAGAGATTAAGGAATAGGCGATTGAGGGAACAGGACCCCATTGCGGGCCAGTGATAGCCTTAAAGGCTCTGAGGGGGTGCTTTATGCCGCGACGGGACACAACGTCCGCTGCGACACACGCTCTCCCCATCAGTGAATCGAAAGAACGAATCTGACGTCAGGAGAAGGCGGAAACTTCCGCCTCTCCGATAGCAGTTCGTTTTGCAAATTCAATTACCGGCCTCTGAGGGGCTATTAAGGATTTTGATGCGTTACACTTCACATCAAGATCACCTTCCAGTAATTTAATATACCGGTTGGCGACCTCTTTGTCGAAGATAACTATATCATCCCCTAATACCTCATAATTATCTCGTCACTTAACCTCCCCATATACCTGATAATTCAGGTACTGGAGGAGCATATGGTGACAGAAATTAAGCATAGCTCAGGACGAATACGCACCCATAGGTTGACCG